AGGAAGACCTTTAATTCTAATATCGTGCTGTTCGCCCCACAATGCTTTTTTAGCGTTGAACAGCTCTTTTTGCTCGTCTGTGGGAACGCCGGGAATAATAAGGTGTAGATCTAGATCTGAGTATTCATTCCAGGTATAATTGGCATTTGAACCAGTGATTGTGTAGTCTACTACTTCTAGTTCGATCCCGATAAATTCTTCAAATGCTAGAGCAATTTCTTTAAGTTTAGCAGTGACTTCTGGCTTGAGCTCGCCGTCGACCCAGATCTTAGGGTTAAGACGTTTGTTTACTGTGATCAGCTTGGCCGTGTCTAATACTTCGTTTATGCGCATCCATTATTTAGCCCACATTAGGTGATAGTTTAAAAGAGATACTTCATCATAGAATTCTGCAATTAAACGGCAGTGCATGTCTCGGCGTTCTAACATTAATTGACAAGCATCTGGTTCTTGTTTAAGTAACCAACGGGTTTGATCTAGGCCAATGGTCTTATGTACTTTGGGCCAATCAATTTCAATGTTTTCACCTTCGCTGGGTAACCACTTGTACAACTCAATCTTTTTACTCTTCATCGCCACCCATGTTATTCAAAATCTCTCGGAGCTTGGTACTCTCCACGTGGCCACGAATCTTGGGAGCTGGTGCTCCTTCTTTAGGATCTTCGCCACGATCTGCTACTTCGGTCTTGCGTTTAATTGATTCAATGATGCTAGAAGCACCACTACCACGCTGACCTCCTGCTGCGCCTTCTTGTTCATCTTCTGGAAGATCAGTAATACGAAGACTTTCGAGGTTAAACTCTAGATCAACTTTCATACCTACACCCGAACTTGAACGAGTTTTCATTAACTGTAATTGGTAACGTCCACGTTCACGCATTGCTCGTGAAGTGAAGATACCGAACACGTTATCCGCAGTTTGAATCTTTGACAAACCGCCTGAAATGTGTGAGTGATCGAATTCTACTTCTTCAACAGCACCACGGTTCAACTGTGCCGCAGTAACTAAAATACAATTCTTTTCAACTGCTAGGTTACGAATTTCTTCAGCAACATACTTGTCCTTAATAAACAAGTCTGCAGGGCTAATCTTCTTACTCATGGGCATTAACAAGTCCATGTAGTCTAATAGAAGTACGTCTACACGACGACCCATTTGAATTTCATATTCTTTAATGTAAGCACGGATGTCGTTGGCAGTTTTACCAGAAGGCATATACTTAACCTGCATTGCTCCGGCTTTCTTACCAATCATCTTAACTTTCATTTCAACGTTATCGAGATCTTTAAAAATCTCTTTTGTTGGAATGCCTGTGGTCATTGCATCAATACGCATACACACAAGGTCTTCTGAAAGTTCTAGTGTCAGATACAGAACGTTCAGTCCGAGCATTGCCCAGTTTACGCCAAGGTTAGCAAGAAAGAGGGATTTACCTGCTCCAGACCCACCGGCAAAAATGTTAAGTTCTCCACGGTTCATACCTCCAAATAATCTACGATCCATACTTGGCCAACCTGTAGAGATTTGACCATTCTTGTCTTTAATTCTCATCAAACGACTGCGTGGATCTGCAAAGTAGTCAGTACCCATGTCTTTAGCAAGACCAATTTGCACAGCTTCTTTAACTAGTAATTCAACTGCACCGTAGTCTTTCTTTTCAAGTAAGTCAGCCGAACTAATAATTGCTCGCTCTAATGCCTTGTGACGAGTGAACGACTCGAACTCATCCATGAGCCACTCTTTGTGACCTTCTTTGAGTTCGTCACCCGGCTTTTGTAAGCCGACACCGCAACTAGCATTAACCATTTCATATTCAGGTAAGACTGAATATTCTTTAGCGTACTCGTTAATAAACTCAGCTGCGTCTTGTAATTTTCTATCGAATAGTGTATGGTCAAAAATACCCTGACAACGAACAAACGTTTCTGCGTCTGCTAACATTAATTCAAGATAAAGTTTTTGTACCTCTGGTCCGTAATCTTTAATCATAATATATTATACATTAATCTCCAGGTGTTTTACAACACCAAAATTCCACTGCCATTCTCTTCTTTTAGTGTGGTACAATACTGCTCCAAGACTTGAACTTCCGTCACCGGGGTTTGGTAAACTCCAAATGTATTTCCATTGGTTGGAAAGTTGTTTATTGTATTTCGAGTTCATGGCGCAACCGCCCATGTACACCAGGCAATCGCTGCCGGTGAGCCTACGAGCCATAAGCATTACCATGTCTACTTGCTCTTCAAACACCTGTTGTACTGCTGCGGCTATGTCGTATCGATCTTGTGCATCTACAGGTGTTGGCCAGTTAGGTACACCTTTATGGAAGTTTGTGTTTAAAGAAACTACACCATCAAAGTAACTTCTAATTTGATGTAGGTATCTCTTTGGATCGCCTAGTTCACTGTCACGCTGTAACAAGTGTTCTTCGGCCAACGGCTTGTAACCAATTAACTGTGTAAATGCAGAATAGAATAAACCCAGACTGTTAGGGTATGAACGACTCCACACCTTTTTCATTTCGCCGTGTTTAGCTTCCCAAATAGTAGCACACTCAAATTCTCCAATAGCATCTAAGACAACTATTGCACAATGGTTAAATGGACTTGTGTAGTATCCTGCGGCTGCATGGCTAGCATGATGCGGAGTATATCTTAAATTAGCGTAAGGTACTTTAAGAGACTTTTTGTAAGTTGATGGTAAGTCGTTAAAATCAAATACTCTATTCCACTGTCCTGCTCGTAGTTGGCGAGCTTTTTTAATCCAAGGACGTTCGTACCAAAATATAGTAGACGGGCCGCCGTAGTTAAATGCTCTGTGGATTGCCTTTGAATCTAACGTATCTTCTTTAAATTGCTCAAACATAGACAGTTGCCCGTTTGAGAAAACAGACAAGCTACTGCCATGGTTAAGTGCGTTTATACCCCAAGTAATCATTTGTAGATGAAAGGATCACGTTTACGCATTTCTTCAATACGCTTTTTATATTCTTTATTTTCAAGGTATTTTCTGTAAGGATACAGTATAATGTCAAGTATTTTTTTCATCATCTTCTTGTCTCTCAAGTTTGTGTTCTAGTCGTTTCTTTGCCATGTTAATACGAATAGAACCTTTTTCTGCTGTCTTAATTGCATCAACAATCACAAACAACTTTCCGTACTTCTGTACAGCATCTGCTGTATCTTTAACGTCAGGATCCCAGTTAGGACTTGCTATGGACCAATCTAATTCTGCTGCTCGATCAAACAAGTTAAGACCGGCTTTGTCTTGGTCTGGAATTACAATAACTTCAACTCCTAGACTATTAATTATCCTTGCTTGCTGGTCAGAGATTTCATTATGTAGTAATGCAACGCCGTTAATACTTAAGGCATCAAATGGTCCTTCAACTACTAATAGATACTTTTGTTTTTCGCTTTGTGCGTTGATGTTAAAGACAAAGTTAGGCTGTTGTTCCGAAATATACTTAGGACTTCCCTTGCCTACTTTTCTGGCAGTGTTGCCTACAATCTTTCCTTCATACTTAAATGGGATGATAACCCTATCTGCAAATCCGGGCACAGGAGTCCAATAGAAATTATTGTCCATTGGATCACACCCTCGACCTACAAGATACTTAATAACTGGTTCTATTAAATCTATAATGCTATCTAAGTTTGGATTACTTACCCATTCGTGTATAGGCATTGCACCTTCGGGTAATTCTTTTTCTACAAATTCTATCTTTGTCTGTGCTTCAGTTTGTATGAAGTCTTCCGATTCAGTCTTTAACGATTCAAAGACCATTTCTTTAATTGTGTCGTCATTTGCTCCCATCCATCTGAGCAACGACTTCATCTTTTCTCCTAGCGTAGACCCGGGTTGCCAACCAGTTGAGAACTTACAGTTAAAGCAATTATAAACAATACCATTTCCGTCAAAGCGAACACCTGCTCGTTTTCTAGTGTCTTGTTTATGCCCGCGATGATGACAGCAAGGTGCGTTAAAACTAGTCCATCCAGAAGGACTATGTTTAGCACGAGGCGGGATTAGTGAACGGAATTTATCTACGACCAGAGTCATAGATTAATTATACTATCGATATACTACTTTGTCAATACTTCCTTGAGCAATTTGAACGGGCTCAAGTACATATGTTTTAAAGTTTGGATCAATATCTGGTGTACCAGTATAAGTGAATGTTTCAATTGAACCGTTAATAGAAACTCCGGTAACAGTAATTGTGAGATCGTTAGTGATATCCCCACCTCCCAATCTTGATCCATTAATAATTAGTACATCGTCGATTGAGTAACCTGTTCCTGCGTTTTGTAGGCTTACATCATATTGATTCAAAAGCATTGTATCTCTTGTAATTATAAATGATGCTAATACACCTTTATGGCCAGTTTGTTTAATTCTGAACCAATTCCATTTTCCTACAACATTCTTATAAGATACTGACGAACCTGGAACAAAATTATTAAGTCCGGGGCTAATAGCAGAGTTTGGAATGTCTACCCATGTGCTTGGGTTTCCGCCTTCTCCTAAACTACCCTGGATTGTAACAGTGCCATCAAAGTTGTCAAAGTAAAATTGAAATGTATGTACTGTTTGTGGGTCAGTTGTTTGAGGTCTTGCGTTAATAATACTGCTGGTAAAGTAAGGAGTTTGTGGATCTCCTAACGCCGCTGGGTTCGTATAACTAAACTCTCGAACGACTGTGGAAGAACGAAGACCGCCTTGCACATCACCTGAAACTTCTATGGTAGCAACAGCACCAAATTGGTCATCGATGTAAAGTGGCTTTTTAGAAATAACTGTATAACTATCTACATCTTCGTCTCGAACTTCTTGTACAAGACTATAAGAATACAGACCCGGTTCAAGGTCTAATAGGTCTTGTTCAGTTAAAATTATGCGAACGTTTCCAGATACGTTACTCAGGGTCTGACAATCTCGGCTAAGTAACAATGATTGAGTTTCATGGTTGAATAAATTAAAAACAACTGTGGTACCGATAATATTTGTAGCTTTTTGATCTCCGTTCTTAACTTGGAATTCAAGCTGATTGTCTGTACTGCGATAAATTTTTAAGTTGTGATTATACACTTTTCTGAACCTCTCTGTAGTCCAGCTCGAACTTGTATAAACCGAGACTCGATTTGGATATAAATAAACTGGATTTAGTTGCATCACATATTTATCGATGAGAATAACAAAAAACTTACAGGACAATTTTCCTTTTATTAGTGTAATAAACCACGTAGATAAAGAATACGTAGGAATTATTATTAATCAGGACTCTGCTATTACTAGCATATACGACTACGGATCTCTTAAAACAGATGAAGAGAGAAAACAGTTTTTAGAGCTAGGAGAAGCTTGGTGGTGGGAAAGTAATCGCCTAATACCTATTAATATTTTCTTAGCTAGAGAAATACAACCGTTTCGTTATTGTATTAAGAATTTTTCTAGCAAGGATGTTAAAGTGCTATTTGGTCCTTGTACAAGTTTAAACGATATTATTGTAAAACGTATTAAACGTAAATCAATAACACTCGTTAGAAAAGCACCTTAAAGGTATTCAACACTTATACCTTCACAGATTAAATTCATCTGAACCACAATTGCCATAGCATAAGCAGTTGCATGGCTCTTCTTAAAGAAGTACTCATCAGTAGTCGGTTTTGTCCAAACCTCGTTCATAATCGTAGTCCAATCTTTCCCAATCAGATAACGTTTCGCTGGTCGGATCATCGCCAGGACCGCAGCTAATTGTTCCACGGAAGTCGGCAGGGTCTTCCGGATTATATCTCCATGCCCGTTTAAATGAAATAACAGATTTACAAATTGGTCGTCCAGTAGTAAGTCCCATAGAGGCTCCTGATTCATCAATTGAACTAGGTGTTCTTCATTTCTAACACCCTTGTAGATTCCAACATTTAAAAAATCTATTTTAAAATAACCATTCTCTTCAGCTTGGTCGTAAGGGATACTGCACACTCCTGCTTCTGCATTAACAGGAACCTCGTGAAGGTACACACCAGTATTGTGTTTAACTAGTTTTCCATTGTCAACTCTGCTAGCCTTAGCATGTTTAAACAATCGAAGTGCTTCTTCTCTATCTACGAAGTCAATGTCAATGTCAGGCATCTTTAAAATTCACTCTTTTCCAATGACTAGGTCCTGCGGTCGGATCTTCATGACCTATATACCTTTCGCCAGTTTGTAAGTCAACTAGCATCCACTTTTCAGGACACCGTGTGTAAACTTCCAAGGTTACGGCCTTGTCCTTTTCAGGAACATCTCGGCCGTCTAGCAAAGTTCTAGTCTTTTGTGTCATTGTATTCTTGTAGTTTCAAACAATAATAACGGCAATGTGTTAACTAAAAATTCAGCATATTCTTCTGCATCTTCGTCGTCTTCAAAACCTGAAAACTTAACATAAACGCAGGGTTCTTCTGTACCTGTAGCTACTTCAATGTCGATATCGTCTCTAGAAATTAACTCTTCGTTTTCTTCTAGAGGTACTTCTTCTAGTACTGGGGGTATCTTTTTATTTGCCATTATAGTATCTTCGCTTCCTTTATAAGTTCTTTTACTAGTTCGTGATCTGCTGGTAATGACTGAAATCTTCTCAACCAATACTGCGGATCAATAACAGGGCTAATTATTTCTAATTGCTCGTCATTCATACGCTTCAGCATATCCTTCCCTGACTTGGTATTTAATACTATCCAAGGCGATATTAAACCTTCTTTGACATCATGCGTTGCTCTGTTTAAGTTCACATAAGCAAAATAATGCTCCCATGCAGCATTATTAGCATCTGCCCACTCCATCATTGTTTTAATTGTTCTTTGTATAGCGCCATCTGCAGGCTCTACTTTAATAAGCTCACTGATGTATTGATCGTATAAACTATCTCTGCACCAATGGTCTAACTTAACTCCGCTACGGATAACATACTCAATAAACTTCTCTGGGTATATAGGAGCCGTATTAACCATGAAGCTGCCAAACTTCACAAACGCTGTGTAGTAAGGACTGTTTGCAAATTCTTCAAATGTCTTTTGTTTCTTTGCATTTTGTGTAATTTCGTAAAAACGTTGAAAGGTCATTAAACCCATTTGAACGTGCTTCTCATGTTTACTCATGTGTCGGCGTTTTTGTTCGCAGACATGCACATACAAAGTTTTTTCCTTTGCAAAATCTTTATTACAAAATTCACACTTATACATTTGCATTACTGCTTTTCTGCCATTATGAAGTACTTTTTTACCAACATTGGCTTTTTTGTTCCCTTGGGAGTTTTGTAAAATTCCATGTAATCTTCCTTGATTATCTTGTAATTGAGATTTAGAAATTTGTTTCTCCACCACTCCGGCGACTCCTGAATTAAATGTGCATTGCGACCGTCTGGCAAAATTAATTTAGCTGGACTTAGGGCAATGAGATGATAAATGTAACGACTTCTACTAGAAAGATACGCTAGTGTTTGATTGATGTGTTCTGGTTCAACATGTTCAAGTACATCAGTGGAAATGATTAAATCTGCATGTCTACCGTCAAGTGACTGGTCAAACTCTTTGTTACCCGGATCATACCCTGTTATAGCTAGGTCTGGGTAATCCTCTCTTAGCCTCTGTACTAGTCGTCCTTTACCGCAACCAAAGTCTAGAATACTGGCTGGTTTAACTTGATCGATAAAATCTGCCAGGTACTTAGGAATCTTAGATCTTTTTCCAAAGGGACTAGTGTCGTGAATTTCGTTGAGTATTTTCTTGTAATTGTCTGAGATCATAGTTTTATTTTTGCAATTTGAGATTTGTCCCAACCTAGATCTTCACAGTATTTTTTAATTTCTTTTTCTGTTGTAATGGCGCTGAGTGCTTCAACGTCACTAATTTTCATGTTAGGGAACAGTTCCATTAGGAATTCTGTCTTTTTATCTTTTTCTCGTTTAAGAGGCAACCACTCATGAAACTGTGTCTTTTTGCTTTCGTGACTGCATAGACAAAGCGTCTGCCATACTAGCTTAGGATGATTCTGAATTAGTGCCCAATTCTTATTATAGAATTCATTAACAGTTAGCAAGTAGTGTTCTTTTATTTCTCTATTGCTACTCTTAACATTGCTAATGTAACGATTAAGAGTCCAGAAGTCGCCTTTGATTTCTTTTCGACCTTCTTCCGAAGCGGCATCCCACAGTTCCATAAGTCCCATGTCTACTGCCGGGATCATGTCTTTAAAAAGGTCTACGTGTTTATTCTTTCCCATCTTCTTTTTTACTCAAGTGATATAATAGTTTAACACGATCTATGGCTTCTTGTAAAGCAGGATTCGTTCTAGCAGATGCCAAAATTTCTCTCCATTCTTGACCGGCTCGAGCAATATCTTCTACCCTAGAACCCGTAGCTGGATCGTATTCCCATCCAATTGCTTCTCTTTCTAAGCTGCCCGATTCTCTTGCATACACTACTCCGTTAGCACGTTCGTATATGTAAGTGGCTCCTGGTTTAAGTTTGCCCATCTTTTGTAAATCCTACAGTTTCTCGCTCAATGTCATCGTGATCGAACTCTGCCCAATATAATTCAAAAGCAATACAATCAGTTACTGCTTCAAATTGATGGTACTCGCCAGGAGCAACTTTTGTGTACTCTCCTGCTTTCAACAAAGTCTCGTCTACTAGATCGTAGTTATTTTTCCAAACACGAATGATCATTTCTCCTTGTTCAACAAAGAATCCATTCCATTTATATTTGTGTTTATGTTTAGAACAAACTCCGCCTGCTTTAGCTTCAATACGATGAAACTCTAGTACACCGTTAGCTTCTAATAATTCAGTTTGTCCCCATACTTTACCAGCTTTCATGTTTTATCCTTAAATTAATTCTTGATCGGGTGATCGACCACTTCGTTGGTTAACAGCAGTCTTATGAAATTTCTTTTTACCTACACCGTGTACTAGCCAACTTAATCGCTCGTTACTAAAAGCCTTAGCAATATCGCCCTTAATGACCATGTCTAAGTTATTCCATTTAACAGTATTAGTCTGCAACAGTTTTGCCATCCATATACCGTCCCATGGTTTATTTTCGTCTAAAATCTTAAAGTCTACATATCCTTCAGAGATCCAGTTATAAATTTTCTCTGTATCTGGATGATGAAGGTCGAATATTAATATTCCTGTTTCAATGTGGCCGCCTGCTTTGATGAACTCTAACTGTGCTGCAAGACTAGTGTTGTTTAGGCAATCAGTGATCCATTTCTTTCCAGGCTGTCTAGACGCCCATACATCGGCATCTAACCAAATAAGATATCTTGTGTTGCAGGTTTTTATTGCATCAAGAACTGTGTACATTTTAAAACTCCAACGAAGAGCTTTCTTGTACCAGTTTTTTCTTTTTTCATCGTTGGGATTATTTTCTTGTTTAAATTTTGCCTGTACCGCGGAATAGAAATTTAACCAGCCCGGGCATTGTTGATCAAAGTCAACAACCTTAACTCTGTCTGGCAGAGTAGGTGTGTGCTTTTCGCTGTAGTAAACAATGTTCCAATCTTGTGGAAACATTGTGGACCATGTTGTTAAGTTCTCTAAACCATAAAGATCGTAACCGTCTTTATGTAGTGTAGTAACAACAGTTACTGACATTTATACTTTCCTTTGAGTGCATTTGTAATGAACTCGTGTTTACCTACCCAGCGATCTTCGATAATAGGTTCTCCTGGGCCAGTAATTAATCTTCGGAATCTATACGCAGTTCTTAACCAGATTAAGTTATTTGATTCGTAACAGCGACGTGGCCAGAAACAAAATTTGTACTCTGGCGTTGCTCTATCCCAAAAATAATCGTAACTTGTAGTATCGTCCATTGGCATTAAATTAATTTATCTAACTGAATAATTTCTCCTTGTCGAGAAATTTCCTTAACAAAGTATGCACACGGAGGATTAGGGCCGTCATGTAAAGGAACAGTTAATAATTGGCCATTCTTCATCTTAGGAAAATACCAGCGGACATCTTGAAAGATATTTAAAATTTCAACCGGCATGTACTCTTGTCTAAAACCATTTACCGGATTAAAGATTAGTGCATCAAATCCACGCTCGTTAATGCTAGTTAATGGCAATACCTCTGGATCTAATCCGCAGTCCTTGTCTCCTACTACCATGCACCAGTCCAACGGCATTTGTACTTCGTAACCGCCAATCTTTAAAACAATTGCAGGACTATTAAATGACTCTAAGAAGATCAGAGGCATAAAGTAAAAGTCTGGATCTGACGGATTGCTATTATCTAAGACTGAAAATCTAGTATCGTCGTCGACTTCGTCCGGTAATTCGTTTAAATCAAACGATCTATTTTCTAATGTTAATATTTTCATATGGTTACCTTTGTAATTGTAAATGGATACTTTGCATCCTTATAGTATTTCTTTCGTTCAGTTAGATGTCGCTTTGCGTATTTGCATGTCGACGTGATGTCCCAGATTTGGACGAAGTCTTTATCTTCTGCTTTTCTAATGCCTCGTCCAATAGATTGTATAACGCGGACAAAGCTCTTTCCGGGCTCAATAAGAACCAGATTAAAAATCCTTGGAATATTAATACCCACAGCGGCCACACCGTAAGTCGCCACAATAATCTTATTGTCAGCAGTTTTAATTTCGTCATACTCTTCTTTCCTGTCGTCAAGTTTCATTCCGCCGCTGACAAATGCAGCATCTGGTATTAGTTCAATAAGTTTATTACCTGTTTCAATTCTATTAATTAAAACTAGGGTGTTACCTGTTAGAGATAACTCTTTTATCTTACCTGCCATCCAGTTAAGTCTGCTCGGATCTGTGACTAGGAAAGAATATTCGTCTTGGAAATTTCTAAACACCTGCACATCTGTAGTCTGCAATACGTTGATGTGTAAATTAGCAAGGACGCCTTTGTTCTGTAAATCGTTTGCAGATACGTGATTAATAACAGGGCCGATACTAGCAAGAATACCTTGGAATTCCCACGCTTCTTTAGGTACAGTGCCAGTTAATCCCCAGCGAATAGCACAGTTCTTAAAGTTTTGTGTTAATAGTTTTGTTAACACTTCTGCCTTTGCTTGGTGTACCTCGTCAATAATAATTGCGTTAACACCTTCTGCAAATTCTGCCAAGGACAATGATTCTTCGTCATAACTCTTTTTGTCTAAGACGTTAAGACTTTGCCATGTACATATTGTATGTGTCTTTCCTAGTTCTTTTCGATCACCGAAATATACACCAACATCTAGACCTAGGTTAATATAATCTTCTTCTGTCTGAACAACTAGAGATTTGTTAGGAACAATAACCATTGTACGGCCATAAGGTTCACACATTGCAGACAGTGTTGCTGTAGTAATTGTCTTCCCAGCACCGGTAGCAACTTCTTGTAGACTCTGTGGATTCTCTAAGAACTTATTAACTACATCATACTGGTAGTCACGTAAGATGATCGGCTTGCCTGCTTCCGGATGTCCTTTAGGCCAAGTTTTTCCTTGGTCGGCCCAATAAGTTTCAGTAACTGGTGTAAACTTAAATTCGTGATGATGCCTGAGGTCTTCCACTTCAATGTCGTAACCTTCATCTTCTAATATAGGAAGAATAACATCTAAGTGTGCCAGATAACCTGTGCCGCCAATACTAAAGTAAGTTTTTGTACCATCCCATCGACCTAATTTATAAGCGGGCATATGACGTGCGTAAGGCAAGTCATATTTTAATTTATTGACTAATTTTCTTCTAACTTCTACTGGAAGACCGTCAACCTTAATGTTTACTTCATCTCTAATTACTAGTTTACAGCTCTTCAATGTCTATTTCCTTTTGTTTTGCAGGCTTGGAATCACTAATATTGATCACGCAAGGATGATGATTAAGGAGACACTGTAATGTCTTACTAGTGAACGGGAATAAGCCGTTAGTAGCTATTATTTTAAACGAATCTAAGTCTTTATACAACCACTTTGCAGGTGAGTTTAAGAATATAAAAATTCTACCATCGGATATTTTTCCACCGACGTTGTTTTCTTTAATCCAAGTGTTAACAGAGGAATTCGGTTTTCCATCTTCTCTGAAACACACCTTAATTTCACCTCGATTAATACCCTTTAAATCTGAAGTATTGACGAATTTTTTCAGCCATGCGAAGTAGTCTGAACTTCGATCGAGAATGATGCAGCACTTACTATTAATTTGTTTGTATAGGTCAAAGAACTCGTTCATGTCTTTGGTCCAGAATAAGTTTTTTCCAGACGAGGCAATCTTTTCAACTGTAGAATTGTAGGAATCTTGACGTAAAAAATACCCCATTTCTTTGGCCAACAGCAGGTCGTCTGCTAATACACCTGTAGCGGAATTAAGCCATGCTTCAGTTGATTCGGGGTTAGCATTCCTTAAGACTACTACACCGTCAACTATTTCACTATGGGGTTCGTACTGGTCTTTATTTTGCCAGATTTCATCAATTTGATCGCGATAATCTACAAAAGAATTGTCTAGTTCAAAGTCTCTGTTATGGACAAACTCTTCCACTTTTAAGAAGTTACAGTAGTAAAGAGGAATCTTTCTTACTCTCTTATCTGGGTCCCACTGACTGCCAACTTGGTTGACAAACTCTTTGTCAAATTCTGCTTTTACAGAAAACGGGAATTGTAAATGTACCCAAGGAATACCGTCTTCGTCAACTTCAATGCTGACTCGTTTAGAATTGTCAATTACTCGAAAATCTTTTTTCCACGGCAATGTTTGAATTAATGTGTCGGCATCAATTCCTTCATCGGACAAAATGTGTTTGTACTTCTTTAAGATCTTCATAACAAAATTTGCCTGATTTTTAGTCAGGGATTTGTTAGACATCAACGAGATATAAAAACTGTAGCCAGCACTTTGGTCAAAGTACTGTAGACTATGGCCTTTTCGTTGGACGATGTCGAAGAACTCTATAAACAGGTCTTCAAGATTCTTGATATTTGACATTTTTATAGTATAGCATACTCAAAGTCTAATAGCAAGGTTTTATTAAAATTTTTCTAACTCTAATTTTAAACGTTCAAACGGTATGCCTTGCTCAATTTCAGGCACTGTCCATTCTGTGTGAGTCAGTTCTATGAACCATTGGGTTCTGTCTGGAAGAACAGGATGTGCAATTTGGCCAATCGTTGAAGATACTGGCCATGCCAAACTGCTGGAATCGCATACAATAGGTACACCGGCAATGGCTGCTTGAACTGCTGGACCACTGTTATGGTTAACTACGCAGTGGTATCCATAGTCAATGTCAAAACTGTCGTATGTGCCACTTAATTTTCTCGGAGTTTCGACCTTAACTCCTGGAAGATTTAAAGAGAACGGATCGCGAGGATGGGGTCTTACTATTATAGGCCTAGTGGAAACTGACCTTATTTGGTTAACAACCTCGGTTACCCATCGAGCCATAGGAGGCATACCTTGCCATTGTAGGCTCTTAGTATGTTGACATGCTATTAGTATTTCTTCTCGACGGCGACTTTTAATATCTTCTAATTGAAGGCCTAATTTTCTTGGTCTATCGTGATCTAAATTAACAGTATTACCAAATATGCCGTTACCGTTGATGTGATCAATACCAATTCTCCAAGTGTTGTTTCTATTAAGGTTTCCAACCTCGACAAAGATAGTTGGTCTTCCTAGAGATTTACGTTTTTCAAAGATCTGTTTATTACCTAACATCCTACCAGACCATAAAGCAGACCATACAACTGCAACATCTTCACCAGAGTCAACAATTTCGTGGCCAAGGTGGGTCAATCCTTTGCAGACAGCATCAAAGATCGGTTGACTATTTAGAGCTCCATGCTCTCTATATATTTTGAACTTCATCTTAGGCAATAAATAACTGAGTATTTAATTCTAATATGAGTAAGTTTTCTAAAAGAATCTCTAAATTGGTAGATGTGCCAGTAAATTGTCTAGTAATAGGCAAGGGGTTTGGATTTTTAGAAGAGATTTTAGAAGTATTTCAAACAGTGTTTGTTATTTCTACAGAACGTCCAGAGATTAAAAACAGAAAATTGGTTTATAGAGAAAATTTTGACAACTTAAGTGATTTATCTAACATACAAGTGGTATTTTTAGATTTATCCTATGTTGACAAGTTAGAAATGTTGCCAATTTTATGGACAAGGAATAAATGTTTGATTGCCATTGAAGGAAACGACCCAATAGAACGAATACATTCAGGTCCTTTATACCAACACAGCTTTAGGTGTGTTGATGTACTAGGATTTTTTCACCTTTGGAAACAAAAATGACAAAAATTGCCGTGGTAACTACGTTTCACGAAGAGGGATTGAAGAAATACGGTCAGCGAATGATCGATACCTTCATTCAAAATTGGCCTAAAGAAATTACACTTCACATTTATCCAGAGAAATGCAATCCTAGGATTTCAGATCACTCAAGAGTTACGCTCACTGACCTAGATTCAGTAGCAGAATTAACTGCATTTAAAGAGAAATGGAAAAATGTTCCTAAAGCTAATGGCGATGTCTCAGATGATCCTGTTAGAAGTAAAAGAAAAGATGCAGGAAAAGGTTTTAAGTGGAATGCTATTAGGTTTGCACACAAAGTCTATGCAATCTTTGACTGTGCAAGAAACACGGATGCCGATATTTTACTCTGGATGGACGCAGATAATGTTTGCCACAGTCCTATTAGCTTAGAACAAGTGCAAAAATTCTGTAATCCATCATTTGATCTTTCTTTCCTTGGAAGAGAAGGCAAATATACAGAGTGCGGCCTTTATGCAATGAATCTTCGAAGCACACGAACACTAGGTTTCCTTGCAGAATTTCAAAGAATGTACGATGATGCTGAGAACGGTATTTTTAAACTAGCAGAGTGGCATGACAGTTTTGTTTTTGATGATGTTAAAGATCGCATGCCTATTTTAAAACTTAATAACTGGAGCCGTGGCATCATTAAAGGTGAAGGCCACCCGTTAATTAACAGCGAATGGGGTGCTTACCTAGATCATCTTAAAGGTGATCGAAAAACTAATGGAAGAAGTAAGGCAAACGATCTTAAAGTAAAAAGAACTGAAGCATACTGGCAATGAAAAGTTTTATAATTTGTTTATCTAAGATTGAAAGTTCATTAATAACCGCATTAAATCTTAAAAAACAGTTAGAAGATTTCAGTATGCCGGTTGAACTCTTCGAGGGAACATACGGAAACGATGCTGTTCGTATGATGATTGAAGAAAACAGAATTTTACATCCAACAACTATAAAAGGAACTCCGACTGTTCAAAGTTCTAACTTATATAAACTAGAATTGCCTGGTGTAAAGGGTTGTTTTTATAGCCACTACAGATTGTGGCAAAAATGTGTAGAATTGAACGAGCCGATTATTGTATTTGAAGACGATATACTTTTGCAGAGAAGTTATATTCCAGTTGACTGGAAAGATGTGTTAATACTAGCACTTGGCCATCCGAGAAAAAGTCAAAGATATATGCACTACTTAACTAACTCAACTGGTATTCCTAAAGCTGAAGCATACGATCAAGTATCTATGCCAGGAACTTGCGGATATGCAATTAAACCAGCCGCTGCAAATAAATTAATAAATTTTTATAAATCTACATATCTGTCATCAGACAATTGTATGAATAAAAATGTAATAGATATAAAAATTCACGGATATTTAATGGGTATTGCATTAACTAAACAAACCGGTAAAAAGAGTCTTGTAAAAACTAAAATGTGGGAAAAGTATGTATAAATCTTTTATTATTAACTTGTCAAAAGTAGAGTCATCTTATAACAGTGCTGTTAGATTGCAAGAATCTTTAAAAAAATTTAACTTAGATGCTGAGTTATTCGAAGGGTCTTACGGGCACAACACATTAGAACAATATATAAAATCAAATAGATTTTGTCACGATTGGGGTCTAAAAGGACCTGACAATTTATACTCGGAAGAAGTTAAAAAAACTTTTTTAATTCCCGGACTTATAGGATGCTTTGACAGCCATTATAGATTGTGGCAGAAATGTGTAGAATTAAACGAGCCAATTATTATATTTGAAGACGACATTATAATTCAAAGAGAATTTATTCCTGTTGATTGGAAAGATGTTCTCTCAGTAGCATTCAGCCATTCTAAAAAATATCTTTTGTATAAAGATTATTTAGATTCACCGTCCGGAGACCCGTTTGCTGCTCCGTATAAGCAATCTACAATGCCGGGCAACGGAGGTTATGCAATTAAACCTCATGCTGCTAAGGTATTAGTAGATGCTTACAAAAATTCTTTTCTTCCTGCAGATAATGCAATAAATCAATATCTAGTAACTATACAAATACACAGTTACATGATGGGTAAAGCGTTGTCGAAAAAAGAAGGAAACGTATCTTTAATTAGAACAAAATATTGGAATTCTAACTAACATAGTTTCTTATGTGAGACCATGCTTCGCCGCTGTCTAGCTCTCCAAAGTGCCAATGACACATTGCTAGTTTTTCAACCCAGGGCAGTCTCTCTTTAAGCTCTGGGTTTTCTATTTGCGAAAGATCGTAAAGGCCAACATCATATGCTTGACTAACTCTAGGATTAGGATCTGTTATAAACGCAGGTATTCCTTCAATTGATGCTGCCACACCCGGACTGCTGTTGTAGGTAATAACTGCCCATGCGTTTTTAAAATCGTCTAGGATATGAGGGTTTGTGCTTACAGTATATCTACCGGGTTTAGATTTTAAATAATCTTTAGCACCTTTGTCTCCAGGATGTCCCCTGACAATAATTGGTCGATCTGTGTGTAATTTAATTTTATCTACGGTTTCTTCTAACCACTGAGTTACATTTAATCCCTTCATTGACCAACCGCCGTTTCGTTGTGTGCAAATAAGAATGTGGTCGCCGGTGGTTCTCCAATCCTTTAACGGGATTCCTAGATGAGAACTAATTTGTTGCCAACGTTTAGGATTTGGATGATCCCAGAAGTAGTTTGCAGTTGTAGGAAATACTCCCCCCATGCCGTACCGTAAGTACTTAATAGGATGGTCTTTGTTTTTATAGTTGAATAGATTGCTATCGACTATAATAGTTTGATTTCCATTATTTTTTTGAAATTCAAAGACATTTCTTCTTAAAAGAAGATGCGGAGTATTAGGACTACCTTCATGAACCCATCCCTGAAGCACAGCTACATCGCAGGGAATTAAATTCATTCCTGCGTGAGCAGTTCCTCGATCGTTTTAAAAATTCAGTCTTATGACCGTTCTTGTGAGATGATGGTACTCCGGCGAGATAAGAAACTACTGTTTTCATAGACTTGCCTGTATCAAATTCCAAAACTCTCTATTTGCTTGTCTCGACTCTTCTAAGGCGTTGTCGTAAATAGGTGCTTGTTCGACGTAATCGTGCCAGTCATCTTTTTTACCTAATACTACAGGACTGTGTTTTATAAATTTAAATTTACTACTCCAAGATCCTACAACAATAACTTTTTTCTTTAACAGTGTTCCCCAGTACGCACCGTGGTAGCTGTTAGTTAGGATTGTGTTTGCACTACCTAGCAATTCAATTGTTTGATCGAAGTTATCTCCGGTATTTAAAAAGCGAGGAATAACATCCTTGCCAAAATCTTTAATCATTTGTTTCTTATGTTCATACCAAATAATATCGTTTTTAATTTCGTATTTTTTATCAAATGCAGGGTGCATACAGCTAGCACAAGGAACCCAATGAAACTTAGATGCACTACTAAAATCTCTAAGGCCGATTAGTTCAAATTTTGCAAATGCTTTTGGCCATTTAATTTTTAAAAAATCAGTTTCTGTGCTTCCGTTGTGTCCTGCTCCCCAAATAAATCTAGGTGCGGTTGTAGGTCCTATTTTGTTAATTGTTTCTTGAATAAGTTCTTGGTATTTTTCGTGAAACTCTTTATGAAGGTCGGTGTATAGCGGATTAGTTAGAGTCCAACTATCTCTATACATTCTATCTAATTGATGCATGTCGGGAGATTCGAAAACTTGTTGAAAAAAATCTCCCATAAATTCATTATCAATTAATCCGCCGCCGCCTACAATCATAGGAAGAGAGGGATTATAAACTGAAGAACCTATTGCAGCAACATCAACTACTTCATAGTCGTCTTTAGGCAAGAAATATTGTAACGGATTACTTGCCATATCTCCGATATTATTTGGGTCTACTCTGTGTGCGACTACAAATTTAGCTGCCATACCATTCCTTTAACATTGATTTAGCTGAACCATTTTTAAGTTCATCTACGTGAAACTGACCGTAGGCTAAATGACAGGCCCACGCATATAATTTATCCTGATCTGCATAGTACGGGTTTTCTATCTGACTTAGATCTTGTAATGCTACAGGGCTTGCAGCATTTGCCGGGGCTAGTGTAAAGGCAGGAATACCATGAAATACGCTTTCAATTGCTGCCACGCTATTAAATGTAACTAATGCAAATACGTCGTTATCCAATGCTTGCTGAAGTGTATCGTTGGTTATTCTATCTATTCTTTTTGGAGCACGCTCTCGTATTTCTACAGGCCTATCTGTATACTGCTTAATAGTCTCTACAGTTTTACTAAGCCATTCATCTTTAGTTACACCGTAGAATTTGCAAGGCTTTTCGTCGGGGGCAGCTACTAATATTTTTCTACCGGATTTTTTCCAAGGCGTAAATTTCTTGTTAAACTTTTTAAACCTATCGTTGGGTCTAGAAATAATAGATGTGTGTTGAAGATTATTTTTTACAATTCTATGCCAATATTTCCAGCCGTTGGGGTTTGAAGATGTTTTTTCGTTTCCAAAATAACCTGTGTCCATGTAATAGAATGTTCTATTATCTTCCCAACACTGTTTCATTATTTTATGTTTAAGTATTCCTCGAAGAACGATGGGATCAGTTGAACTGTTGTATACAAAATCATCAGTAGACACTGGAATGCTTCCGCATCCTTTGGCAAACATGTTTATATACGGATCGTTTCCGTCTTTACTCAGGAAGATCATGCTGCTGGCAATACTCTGTATAAATTCTTTCTCTGTGCCATTCATCTCCCATCGGAGTTGTAGCAAAATCATGAAAGCTAGGAGTGCCTAGTGTATAATGCAAGAGCTTTGCTTCTTGATTAGCACCAAACTCGTCTGGTAACCAATTCCATTCAATAGGTAGCTCTCCTATTAAATCGTCCGTTAACCAGGTGAATCTGTGTACTTGTGCGCCGGTAGCAGATTGTATAAATTCTGGGGTAACTGCTCTGTTAGCGGCATGCCCGCAATTCCATAAGATGACGCTTGACCAATTCTTTCGTGGATAGTTTTCATTCTTTGAGCCAAGATACTTCTCAGACATTTTAGTTTTGTAATCGTGTTTGACAACCATGACTGCTTTGCTTTCATCACGCAACTCCCATAGTTTGTTAATATCATCACGAACTAACATATCCCCGTCCATGAATATTGCCCATCCCTTATATTCCATTAGGTGCGGAACAAGGAATCGACTGTAAATAAATTGATTACTACCGTCGGTGTGTTTTTCTTGGTACCCTTGGAGGTTTCTCAATGCTAACGGTGTTGTAGAAATTGGCTTAGTAGAATGTCGGATAATACTATTTGCGCATACGTGGTATGCTATCGCTTCTCTGTAATCGTAACCTATAAAAATTGGGATCATTATAATTTTTTTCCTTCTGCAATTGTTAGAACATAACGAGGATAGACATGGCACTGAACATTATTAAAGTATTTTTCTAAAAGGCTTGTTATAGAATCTTTATTAAAAGAATTTTTCCATTCTTTTTTCATCTTTGCTGACGATGTTAAAATTAAAAATTTATCAGAATATCGTATGCAGTTTTTCAATGTAAACTCTGGATTGTCAACATGTTCTAATAAGCCTAGGATAAGTCCTAGCTCAAAGTTTTTATCTAATTCAAAATTTGAATTTAGGTCTAATTTGAGATCTGCTTCATCTACTAGATCTATTCCTAAATATTCTGAAGGAGAACAATAATCTAATATTTGTTTATTTCCACAACCAAAGTCTACAATAGAAACATTTGTGGGTATATGCTTTTCTAAGAACAAAAACCTATCACTCCACGGATTTTTCCATACAATTTCTTTCATTTTCTTTCTATGTCTTCTTCTACACAGTTTTTACCGTATTGTATTTCTACGATCCGACACGGTGTGTCGTACGGATTAGTCAATTGGTGCCACTCATTTACTCGAATATCTTGTTCGTCATGGAGCTCTAACTTAACAGCAGGATACGCATAACCGCTGTCCATTATACGATTTACGTCTGCTCGACCTTCACTAACAATCCAATACTCTGCACGATATTTGTGTTTTTGCATTGACAAACTACATCCGGGATTAACTGTAAGTTCTTTTACTTTCATTCCAGGAACTTCATGGAGAACACGATAGTATCCCCAGGGACGTTCCGTCTTAGGCGCCTTCCATTCTTGTAAAATCCAACTACTAGAATTCTTTTTATCTTCACCGCCTACGCCAAAGACAAACTCTAGATTATCATCTACAATGTCCATTTCTGGAATATTAGTCGATGTGCGGTCACCGCCATTAGCAAATATAATTTTATCTTGGGGATAACTTTGACGAACCATTGTGATCGCATGTTTAGCTGACCCATCGTCGTCGTTAAAATCAATAACAAAATCTACACCTACAATATTACGAACAAGTGTTGCACGTTCCAAATAAGGCATAAATGGCGCTCCCTTCTTCCGTGTTAGCCAAGAATCGGAGTTTACTCCGACTACTAGAATATCCCCTAATGCTTTAGCTGCTTTGAAATAAGCTATGTGGCCCGAGTGAAGCGGATCGAACCCGCCAGTTATAAGAACAATTTTTTTCATTCAACTTTTTGCCCTACAAATATATGATCTTTCCAAGGAATGGACTTTTTATCTGTTGTGGTGGTATCAATCCAGTTAGCTATTATTTTTAATCCTACCTCTTCTGCAATTGCTTTAAATGAGTCGTCCATAAATCTCCAGCAATCTACTAAATCGTGTCTGGGTCCAGCACTAGGAGCAATTAGTATAATAAAACCGTTTATTTTTAAAACTCGTTTCATCTCCTCTACTAGCCTAAAAGGATTTTTTACATGTTCTAGTGTTTGACCGCTAACAATTACATCGTAAAAGTTATCTTCTGCAGGAATAGAATAAGGGCCTGGCATAACATGTGTTACGTTCTCCCCCTCTAAAATATCGGCAATGTGGTATTCTCGAATGTATTGTTCAAAGATAGATCTATAAGATCTATCTCCTTTAAGCCCTCGGCCTCCAATATCTAATATAGAATTTTTTCCAGAAAGACCTATATAAGATATTGATTTTTTCATATTATCTAAAGACGATTGGTGCATATTAACTCTCTAGATTTGATTGTATTTCTTTGTATGTTATTAACGGTAACTTATTCCAATTTTTAACATATGAATCCCAACTAGAATCGACTGCTACATTAATAGGATTTTGGGTTCCTTTCCACGCTATTCCGCATCCGTTGTCGATTAAAACTAATTTAAAAATTATGTCTGATCGATTAGACAAATCAAATGCTAATCTCCAAACGTCACCTACCCAGGTATATGGCAATACTTCTGGTATGGGTACAACTGCTTCTTCCTCTGAAGATGGCATCATATCGTGTAAAATAATAATTCCATTCTCATTCAGGCATTTTAAAGCGTTATTAAAATCGTTGGTTACTTGACCATAATAATGAAGACCATCTATAAAAACAACATCAAACTTATCGGTATTAGATATAAAGAACTCATCACTAGTCATTCTATGAGTTCCGCCTCTCGCTGGGTCTACACCTACTTTAGTTTCGCACTCTACTCTTCTAAAAATTTTATTCTTGTCACATCCTATTTCTAAATATTTTTTTGCATTTGTTTTTTTAATTGCTAGATTTATTAAATCTAATCTAGATTCCGATGTGAATGGTATGTTCAGCATTAATGTCTCCGTTGTTTCTAGATTTATTTATTAGAATAAACTACCCACTAAATATATCTATGAAAATTGGAATATTAGGTTTGGGTTATGTCGGCTCAGCAGTGGCTTGGACACATCGACATCATGATCTTGTAAAAAGAGATCCAAAGTTTGGAGAAAACTCTGCTTCTATCGACGAAATTAAAACGTGCGATGCGGTATATGTATGTGTACCAACTCCAATGTCCGGCGATGGTAGATGTGACGATTCGTATGTTAAAAATGTATTAGCAGAGTTAGAAGGGTATAAAAACGTTATTATATGTAAGAGTACAATTCCCCCTGGTGTATATAAGGAGTTACAAACTGTATATCCCAATATTGTTCACGCTCCTGAATTTTTAACAGCCGCAAATGCCACTAATGATTACGAAACATCCTCTTGGGTATTAGTGGGCGGATTAGATCAATGGGTCGAATCAGCAATAGCAGTTATCAAATCTAGTACAATCTCTGCTTTACATTACCATAGGACCGACATTGCTACTGCTTCATTATTCAAATACATTGCGAATTCATTAATGGCATCTAAGGTTACATTTATGAATGACATGTTTCATCTTGCAACTCGTCTCGGAGTAAGTTGGAACGAAGTTAAAGAAATCTCTACTAATGATCCTAGGTTAGGTACTAGTCATTGGGATGTGCCAGGGCCCGATGGCCAGTTTGGGTTTGGCGGAGCATGTTTTCCTAAAGATGTCTCGGCTATTATAGAACACGCAAAAGATCAAAATTTAAGGCTTGAACTTTTAGAATCAGTGCAAGCCTTAAACAAGAAACAAAGAAATTAAATTAATTTTTCTTTTACATAATCTTCTAAATTTTTAGAAGGTTTCCAATTAAACACAGTTCTTAGTTTTGTATTGTCGGCAAGCGTAATATATGCTTCGCCAATGCGCGGTTCGACCATCTTAGTTTTGTTAGAAATCATCGAAGCTAATTCAAGAACAGAATGATTGGTTCCTGTTCCTACGTTGAAAATTTCTCCGTAATGGTTATGATTATCGTGCTGCATAGCAAGTATGTTAGCTGCAACAATATCATCAACGTGTGTGAAATCTCTTCGTTGTGTGCCGTCCGGGACAATAGTAAGCTCTTCACCGGCAGCATGTTGTCTTAGAAACAATCCTACTACCGGAGCATAAGGACCCCTTAGAGGTTCTCTTTCTCCGTATACGTTAAAATATCTGAATATTATTGTTTTTAATCCAAATAACTTAGTGTACATAGAACAAAGTTTTTCACCGGACACTTTAGAAACAGAATATGGATTTAAACAATCGTCGGGCATATTTTCGTTTAATGGCGGTTCGTTTTTTAATCCGTAACCGGAGGAAGTCGAACTGTACATAACTTTTTTTACACCCGCTTCTCTAGAACACTGTAAAACTGTTCCAGTTCCTAATGTATTGGTCTTAATAGCACCTAACGGATTTAAAATTGTAGGTTGAATTCTTGATTCGGCTGCACAATGAAAAACAAAATCAACATTGTTATACAACTCTCTAGTGTTTTCGTAATCTACTATATCTAATTTGTAATATTTGGCTTTATTGTTGTAATAAAAACTGTCGTGTACTTGGGATGTTTCGTTGTCAATTACAACAACTTCGTGCCCTAAGTTGATTAGCCTGTCGACAATATGCGAGCCGATAAAACCGGCGCCGCCTGTAACTAAAGATTTCAACATCAAACTCCTTAAAATGTTGTTTATTTATTGAAGAATATCGAGTCATAAATATGTTTTTACTTTCACACCATGACAAAAAAATTAGTTTTTCAAATAAACGTTCCAAATCACATAGTTACATCAAAACCCACAGCTTACACATTTGTTTCAGAAATGTATCAAATTAGCGAAAGAAATGCAAGGAGGTACGCCGACAGATGTGGTGCCGACTACTATATGGTTAGTAATCCCGATGATTTTAAACTAGCTGCCGGAAAGCATCTAGATTACCAAAAATTAAAAGCATACGATTTTAAAGAATACGATCAAATTGTTTATTTTGATTCTGATTATATTATTAAAGAATCTGCTCCTGATTTATTTTTATTATGCGGAAATAATTTTTCTGCATGTGTAGATGCAGGAAAGTCTGCTCCAAAGTTAGCTGAAGATTTAGGTATTCCGGCAAATCGATATTTTAATGCTGGATTCATGTATCTCACTAAAGATGTTTTAGACTTAACAAGGTCCTATATAACTGAATATTTAAAATATGAATATCCGTTTGATGGACAAGGTCTTTTAAACAAATTATTTTACGATAAAAATATATCGATTAATTTTTTACCTGCACACCACTGGAACCCAGTTGGAAAAACATTTGGAGATTATGCCGATCATTATGCCGGAAAGAAAAAACAAAGATGGGGCACTGTAAAATACTAATATGAAAAAAGTTATTCAAATGTTCGATTCTAAGATCGAAGATTGGTTCTTAAGAGGCTGGAAAAAATGGGCAGACGAACTAATTATTCTAAAAGACGAGTCAGAATATAATCCCGAGATAACTCTAGTAACTGGTGCAGACTTTAGAAATCCTATATTTCATAGGATTATGAAAAACAAACATCCATATATTGCAATTAATAGGCCGTACTTAGGATCTCATCTAACTAAGCACAGAAATCAATGGAGGGTAGCTGTTAATTCTTTTGCAAATTTTAATTACAAAGAGGCTCCGTATAGTAGATGGGAGAACATAAATTTAGAAAAAAATCCGTGGAAAGTTGTTGAAATTAAAAATGTATTAATAGCTCCTCCGGTGATGAGTATTCCTGTGTTTTTAGAAAAAGAAAACAAGGAGTGGGCCGAATCGTTAATTAATTATTTTCCTAATGCTAACATTAAAATTCGATATAAAGATCAACAAGGAAAAGGAAAAGGCGGAAGATATCTCACGCTATGGAATGATTTAGATTGGGCCGATTTAGTTGTTAGTTATAGTTCTGCAATAACCGCCGAGGCATTTTGGTATGGTAAAAAGGTAATCAGCCTAGGGTCGTGCCCGACATGGATGTGCCAACTACCTAATCTAAATAACTGGAATGATCCCGCTGAGCCTATTATGAGAGATAAGTGGCATAATCATATGGGATGGATACAATTTTCAAATGATGAATGGGAGTCCGGCGAAGCTCAAGAAATGACTATGTTTTATCAAGGATGGCCCCCAGAAACTGGCCATTACAGTAATTTTACAGAGTAGCGTCTTCTAAACCAGCTGTTCGCAATTTAACAATATTGGATACTTGCCACTGCTTAATGTCAAGAGCTTTAATAACTCCTAGCCATTTATTTCTCAGCAGAGCAAAGTCATTAATAATCTTTTCGAAGTCTACAACGTCGGCTTCGCCCTCTACAAACTTTTCACAGTCCCTAGAGGACAAAGCTCGTTGGTAGTTTTCGAGATATTTACGAAAGTGTTGACTACGAAGGCGTCTTAGTTCAATATTAAGATATTCTAAAATGCCTTCAATTTCTTGAAGTTGGTTAAATCGGTTTTCTACAATACCCGGCATTTGCGCCGAGATTTTTTCTAAACTACCAGCTACTTTACAATCAACTTTAGCTTGAATTAATTCAGCTTCATAGTATGCAACAGCATCAGGTATGTTTGAAATGTCTTTTGAAACCCGATCATACCAATTCATTTATTCCTCATCTTCGTAATAATCATCATCTTCTTCAATTTCTTCGCCATCGATTGCATAGTGTATAGCATCATCTAGATAGCCGTCAACCCCTTGCAGACTTTCGAGAATGGATTCTTTAATTCCATAATCGAGTAATGTGTTAACAAAATCTGCTGCTACGTCTTTACGATCTTTTTCAGGGATATGTTCGACCACTAAGGTCCATAAGTCTGCAATTAAATCTTCTTTCATTCTGCGGTCTCCGTTTCAGGTTCAACATTTGTAGTTATCTCTGATTCGGATTTTTCGCCATGTTTAGAAATGTCAGCCATAATTGCATCTAGGCCACCATTTTCGTTTCTTTCCCAGGCTTTGCGGAATTGTTTGATGATTTCGCCGTCTGCTGTTACGTATACAAGACTGTTGCCTTCTTTCTTGAGCAACCCTTTTGCTTCAGCCAGGTCTACCAGTCCGCTATACGGATTCATACCTGTTTCGTAAGGAATCTTTACTTGTACACTTTCAAACGGTTTAGCGTAACGAGTTTTCATGATCTTGCATCCTGCACGGATACCTTTGACTTCTGAAATCTTATTGCCGTCTTCATCTTCTTTCAACTTCATCTTCTTCATAGCAACAACGATTGAAGATGCATATATGAAACCTTGACCACCGCTGATCTTGTCATCTGGATCAAACATATCTTGCGATGCGTATGTGTGGTTAGTAGCAACTAGACCAATGTTTAGACTACCAAACATATTAACACAGTTACGAACAAGTGCTGTAAGTGCTTTAGGTTTACGACCCATATCACCTTTTAAGTCGCCTGCTTCAAACTGGTTAACGTCAGTTGGAGTTAACAACATACCTAGCGAGTCAAGTACAAACAAGACCTTAGGACGACTGTCTTCTGGCATTGCTTTATATTCTGCAACAAATTCTGTAATAGTCTTTGCTACATCATCAATCATAGCCATGTTAAGTTTCAGCAACTTATCCTCTGCTGTATCAACACCTAATGCCTTGAGCCAATCTTCGTCAAGTGCGTTTTCTGTGTCAATTAGAATAGGGTAAATGCCCTGGGCTTGTGCTGCTTTGATTAGGTTACCTGAGCAAATATATGACTTGCCTGCGCCAGACTCACCTGCAAACACAGTCACTTTACCTAGTGGTACACCTCTGTGGAAATCTCCACTAATCAGATAATTTAATGCGTAATTACCTGTGCTGACCCAATCTGTTGGATCATTAAAGCCAATGCTAAGTCCTTCGATAGACTTTGTAATTGACTTTCTAAATTTAGAAATATCGAATGCTTTTGCCATTATTGTCCCTTGTCATGAAGAAGAGTGTGGATTGCTCCACACTCTTGTTTAGCTTTATTGCTTTTGACGATTACGAATCATGGCAAGGATGTCTTGCGCACGACTAGCATTGTCACCGCTGGCTGCTGGAGCAGCAGTTTGTGCCGGCGCCGCTGCTGGCGCTGTGTCAAAAGGGGCGTCGTCATCTTCCGTGTGAGCTGCTGGAGCAGGTGTTGCTGCTTTTGCAGGAGCACTACGTCCTACAGGATCGCCAGTTGCTTGGCTCATACCTGCTGGTTTGAAGTATTGACCCCAACGTTCCATGTCGTAAGCTTCTCCGTCAACGGATGCTTCAAACATTTCCTTCATGATTTTTAGCTCTACGTCACCTGGCTTCTTAGGCAAGAAGCTGGATAGATCAAACAGGCTGTGAGCTTGCAATGCTGCATTCTCAACATCTGACAAAGCACGTTCTCTACGACTCCACTTCGAAGTGCTGTAGTCTGCGAAGCCACCCTTAGATGTCTTAGCAATACGGAAGTCAACACCACGCATATAGTCAGTTGGCAATTCTTCCAATTCTGGATCCATCAAAGCGGAACGAATGATTTGGTAGATCTGAGGACCGATAATGAATCGGCGGATTGGGTTTTCTGGTTTGTTATCTTCTTTAATTGGATCTTCAACCACGAAACCTTGGAAAATGTAACTACGCTTCTTCCAATACTTACGGCCCATTTCCTCAAGACTCTTGTCCTTGAACCAGCCGCGAACTTCTGACAGAATTGGACATACCGAACCGTCATTGTACATTTCTACGCATGGAACTTGAACTTGAACTGGACGACTGTCTGTTTCGCCTTTAATACCCGCGAACGGCAATTTGATCATTGCTCGTTCAACCCAGAAGAATGTGTTGTTAGGATTTCCATCTGGTAAGAAACGAACTACTGCTTCTTTGCCTTCTGGCATATTCCAATGTGGGTAAATTGCGTTGTCGCCGCCGCTTGTGGATTGACCTGTGGTCTTTGATTGTGCTTCTTGAAGTTTCGCACGAATTTCTGCTAACGTTGCCATTTTTAAATGCCTCCTATAATATAGCCTTAAATGGTATTACATGCCTTTCGCATAAAAACTATTATGCGCTTTTTATTTAGTAAATGCAAATATTTTCGTTGAAATATTGAACTTTTTTTACCAAATAAAAAAGTCCACATTAACCGTGGACTTCTCTATATTTTTCCAGTGCCAACGCTCTTATTTGAGCTAGTCTGTCTGTAATGTGTTTCGGTAGTTCTTCGTCATCGTCAAAAAGCCATTTGCTTTTTTCTTTGACAAGTTCTGGACGACGGTACGAAACATGGTAATCAATGTCTTCTCCGTACTCGTCGTCTGAGTCGTCTACACTATTACTTTGACGCTGGCTTAGTAGCTGGAGCTGCTGCCTTTTCGTCCTTGGCAGGAGTGCTTTTTGAAGGCTTAGCTTCTTTCTTAACTTCTGGCTTCTTAGCAGGTTCTGCCGCAGGTGCTACAACAGCATTAGGAGTTGTCTTAACTGCTACAGGCTCGCCTTTACCTTTATCTTGTGCAAAAGCGGTTACTGCGAAAGTTGCCATTAGAGCTACGATTAGTTTGTTCATTTTATTTTCCTTTAAGGTTAGTTGAACTAGCAGGAGTTTTACAAGGACCTGTTCTTTTTGTGTCACAATCCGGACTTACCATTCTTAATGATTCTTTGATCCAATCATTTGAATCGTATTTTCCTGGCTTGTCGAACTTATTGTTTTCACATACAGAACGTGTCTTGTACATAGTGTCTCCTAGCATAATATAATAACGCACATACTAGAGATAAAGTTTACAAGATTTAAAAATATTTTGCCCAAAAGAAAGGGCACCTAAGTGCCCAATCTGTGCAGGGTCTTAATCACCCTAACTGCTACGAACAATCTTTAAAAGCCTAAACCTTGTGCAATTCCAGATAGTCTACGGATTTGTTGTAATTCTTGAGATTCCTCAACTCCGTCATTGCGTGGTGCCGGTGCTCTAACTTCTTCGCCTTTTACGCCTGCAAGTTCTTTTACTCTTGCTAACTCTGCTAACTTTGGATTATTATCGGTTGTCTGTTCTGGAGCCATACGCTCTACTAGCTTACGAGCAACAGCTTCTGCCTGTTCGCCAAACTTCTTGCCTACCATTGTGCAAACGCCTTCTGGTCCTTTAGGGAATGTGCCTGACTCTTTGTCGTAGAAGCTATGAATAAATTCTGCTAATTCTTGAATATTCATCTTACCGCCACGGCTTTCGTTATCATCACTTTGTGTAACAACTTCTTCTTCCGGTGCAGGTTCTTCTGCTGGTACTTCCTCACCTGCTGGCTCTTCTGCTGGTGCTTCTTCTGCACCTGCTTCCGGAGCTACTTCTACCGGTTCTTCTGCTGGTGCTTCTTCTGCACCTTCTTGGCCTAAGTCTCCGAAGTCAATTTTTGCTGCAATTTCAGATGCATTAGCTTCTAACCATGCTTGGATCATTGGCCTTACATCTTCTTGAGGATTTTGCCTTGCTGCGTCTTTAATTTCTTTGTATAGATTAGGATCGTCAATAATTCCTTTTAGGCTTTCGATAGCATTTGTGCCATCTACACCTGCTGGGAATACGCTCTGAGTCAATTGATTTAAACTGTCAATTGCTACTAGTTGTTCTTCGTCGCTTTGGATAGGACTAGATTCACCTAGCCCCATTACCCATTGTTCAAAGTTTTCTAATTCGTCTTCGGATAAATCTACTTCTGCTTCATCATTATAGTTTTCAACAGTAGTCATAGCAACTATGTCGTTATAATCTACTTTGCTGTTTTCTTTCATCACTCTGTAGATAATAGGGAATACGGTTTTAATATCTTCTTTAAAATTACGAATTGTAAATTTGTTTGTGTAATCTTCTACAACCTCTTCTGGTACTTCTAAAGGTTGCTGTGCCTGGAATGACTCTTTATATGCCTCGTAGTGGCTTTGCTTTGCAATTCTAGCAATTTGTTCTCTTAGTCTTTCTAGTGCGCCTGTTGATTGTTCAACAATGTCGTTGTTATCTGAATTCATTAAGTCGTTACGAACAACATAATTACTAAAGCTCTTTAGTTGTGCAATTTCTTCACTCATCTGCACAATGCTTTTACCGATGTCGTCGTAGGGTAATCCACCATTGGCTACGTGTCGTTGCATAGCACGAGCACCTGCTAAGTGAATGAACGGATATTTAAATCTTTCACCATCTTGGTTTTCTACAAACAAAGCACTAATATTTCTGCTTCTTGCACCAGGAGCCATGTCATCAGTTAGTGCGTGACTGTGTTTGATGATTAGACGTGTGTCCATTAATTTTTGGTAACTTACGGTGCGTGTACCGTATAACTGACTTTCATTCATAACTGATTCTCCGACTGGTTTCAAG